TCCTCGGTGGTGGTGGCACACCAGGGGATCGCATCATCTGCTCACACTGCAACCGATCAGCAGGAGCCACGTTGGGCAACCAACTACGGTGCAACAGGGCATCAAGAGACTGGTGAGGCGTCGCTGAGCATGGGGGCGGGGGTCGTTTTCTTGACGCCGGCACATGCGCAAGACCCCGCTTGCTTGCATTTCTTTCCACAGCTTTTTCCACACCACCAAGGAGGCGACCCCATGGCTCGGAAGCCTCTGCGCGTCGTCTCTCCTGGCGAGTCCCCGCCTCCACTTGTGCGCAAGAAGAGTGTGGCTGAGGCTGCGGAGTTGGGCGATCACAAGGGTCTGTTGGTGGCGATGCGTGAGCGGATTGCCAGTGCAGTATCTGATCCCACAGTCCCGCCGCGCGACCTAGCTTCCCTGACTCGCAGGTTGCAGGACATTTCCAAGGAGATCACCGCAATCAAACACGCGGAGAAGGCTGAGGCGGAACGTGGCGGCCCGACTGAGGACGAAGCCTTCGACGCGTCGGCTATCTGAGGTTGCTCGTCATGTTGTGATCCCTGAGGGGATCGTGTCGACGGGCTGGCCGGGTGTTGAGGCGAAGTGCAATGAGTGGGGCGACGAGTTCGACCGCTGGCAGGCTGATGCTGGCCGGGTCATCCTGGGCAAGCGCGCGGACGGTCTGTATGCCGCGACGGTTGGCGGGGTCACGCTGTCGATCGCTCGGCAGGTCGCCAAGACGTTCCTGGTCGGTCGGATCATCTTCGCGCTGTGCGTGCTGTTCCCCGGCTTGAAGGTGTTGTGGACGGCGCATCACACTGCGACGCTCGGGAACACGTTCCGAGCTTTGTCGGGGTTCTCGCGGCGCAAGTCTGTGGACCCGTACATCCATGCTCGGCGGCGCGGCTCCGGCAAGGAGGCCATCGAGTTTACCAACGGCTCAATGATCTACTTCGGCGCTCGCTCGCAAGGCTTCGGGCGCGGGTTCGATGAGGTCGACGTCGAGGTGTTCGACGAGGCGCAGATCCTCGACGCGAAGGCGCTCGAAGACATGGTTGCCGCGACGAACCAGGCTCGGCACCCGCATGGCGCGCTGTTGTTCTACATGGGCACACCACCGCGGCCGACCGACCCTGGCGAGGAGTTCACGGACCGCCGGCGGAAAGCTCTAGCGCTGGCATCTGACGGGCAGGTTGTTGTCGAGGGCGGCGAAGCGGTCTACATCGAGTGCTCGGCTGATCCGAAGACGGGCCACAAGGGCGGGCCGAGCCTGGACAGTATCGTGCAGCTGCGCAAGGCGAACCCGTCCTACCCTCACCGGACGCCGCTGGCGTCAGTGAAGCGGTTGCGGGCCAACCTGAAGTCGGACGACTCATGGCGACGTGAGGGCTTGGGCATCTGGGATGCTGAGGGCGACAGGGATCAGGTGATCTCGCCTGAGTTCGTGGCGTCCTGTCTTGACGTGAAGTCGAAGATCGTCGGCACTCCGATCTTCGCCTTGGATGTGTCACCGGCTCATTCTTGGGCTGCGATCGCGGTGTCTGGGATGCGCGTGGACGGCCTGCCGCACATTGAGATCACCTCGAGCAAGGGTGTTGTCGATCACAGGCAGGGCACGGACTGGGTTGTGCCGCGCATGGTGCAGCTTGCCGGGCGGTGGCCGGGCATGAAGGTGGCTATCGCGTCGGGTTCGGCGGCTGAGTCTCTGGTCCCGGCGTTGATCGCGGTCGGTATCGAGCTGATCTTCGTCAAGGGCAACGACGTGGCCGCGGCGTGCGGTCTGTTCTTCGACCTGTTCACAACCAAGGGTTTGCGCCACCAGGGGCAACAGGTGCTCATCTCGGCCTTGCTGACGGCTCGTAAGTATCGCGAGGACGGCGAGGGCGCGTGGAAATGGGGCCGTAAACGGTCCTCCGCGGACATCACCGCGCTCTATGCCGCGACCCTCGCGCTCTGGGTCGTCATGCAGTCCACCGGTGCCAACTACGACATCGCCGATTCGTTGTACTGAGGGGAGCCTGGTCCATGCTGAACGCCATCACGACCTGGCTCGAGATCGTCGGCCTCATTCTGCTCGCCGTCGCGGCTGGCATCCAGCTCTCTGTGTGGTCGCTGCCCGGCGGGCTTGCCATGGCTGGCTTGGTCCTGATCGGCGAAGCTGCGCTCATCGGCTGGCGCTCGCAACCGAAGGGTAAGTCTGTGGGTGACGAGACCGCATGAGCATCCTGTTTCAGCGTGACCTCGGGGACACTTCGACCCAGTTGACGCCGCCGCGGTCTCGGTCCTATGGGACGGTGACTGTTTCGGCGGACACTGCGCTGCGCCACTCTGCGGTGTGGGCATGTCTGCGCCTTCGCGCGGACCTGATTTCTACGATGCCTCTGGATTCCTACACTCAAAAGGGTGCGCTACAGGTCGAGAGCACGCCGACGCCGTTCCTACTAAACCCTGCCGGGGACAAGTTTGGGCGTGCGGACTGGCTGTATGCGTCCCAGATTGAGCTCGACCGGTCGGGTAATGCGTTCGGCCTCATCCGAGTGCGTGACGGGTTCGGGAACCCGGCGCTCGTGGAGCTGGTTCCCAACTCGAAGGTGAGCATCAAGGGCACCGGGCCGACGATCACGTCATACAAGATCAGCGGCACTGGTTACTCGCCGATCGAGGTGTGGCACGAGCGTCAATTCCCGGTCTCAGGCGTCCCGCTCGGACTGTCCCCGATCGCGTATGCCGCAATGAGTATTGGCACCTACCTGTCAGCACAGCAGTTCGCTGCCGACTGGTTCTCCAACGGGACTATCCCTGCGGGGCGGCTGAAGAACATCAACAAGACGATCGACCCGAAAGAGGCTGCGATCGCGAAGGAGCGGTTCAAGGCTGCTGTCGCTAACCGTGACCTGTTCGTGCATGGCGCGGACTGGGAATACGACATGATCTCGGTGAACGCGAACGAGTCTCAGTTCCTGGAGACAATGGAGTACGGGGTCCTCGACGTCGCTCGGTTCTTCGGCGTTCCTGGTGATCTGATCGACGCTGTCTCGAAGTCGAGCGCGAAGATCACCTACGCGAACATCACGCAGCGCAACCTTCAGCTGTTGGTGATGAACCTCGGCCCCGCGATCATCCGCCGCGAGACCGCATTGTCTGCCGCGCTTCCGAAGCCGCGGTTCGTGAAGTTCAACACGGATGCGTTCTTGCGGATGGATACGCAGACCCGGAGCGCAATGTTGGGCGCGATGATCGCCGCCCGGCAGATCGCACCCTCTGAGGCTCGGGCGATCGACAACCGTATGCCTTTCACCGAGGACCAGTTCGCTGAGTTCGACAGGTTGTTCGGCAAAACCCCGCCGCCCGGAATGAGGACAGGAGTCACCCCATGACGATCCTTGAGCGTGCAGCACAGGCGCGCGGTGCCGCGATGGGCGCCCTCGCTGACCGGCCCCGTGACCGGCGTTGCGCCGAGATCCGTGGGGCGCTCGTGGAGTCTCGGGCGGTGACCCGGCACCCAATCGAGGTCCGTGACGCGTCGAGCGGCGACGGCCTGAACTTCACCGGGTACGCGTCGGTGACCGAGGCGCCATACGAGATGTATGACTTCTTCGGCCCGTACACCGAGATCGTCACCGCGGGCGCGTTCGCGGCGTCCTTGGCGTTGCCGGATCTTGACGTGCCCTTGGTGTTGAACCATGACTCGCTTCGCCGGATCGCTCGCACTACAAACGGTTCCCTGACGCTGGCAGAGGACGAGGTCGGTCTGCGCGCCGATGCTCCGAACCTTGACCCGGCCGACGCGGACGTCGCCTACATCGCCCCAAAGCTGCGCTCGGGTTTGATTGACGAGATGTCGTTCAGGTTCTCGATCGACTCCGGGATATGGTCCCCGGACTACACCGAGTTCCGCATCAACGTCGCGAACATTCAGCGCGGCGACGTCGCGATCGTCGGCTACGGCGCGTCCCCGCACACATCGGCGCAACTGCGGTCGCTGACCTCAAAGTTGCAGACCGGCCGCTCGCTGGACCCTGAAGACGTGAACATGCTCACGCAGGCCCTCGGTTGGTTCACGACCTTGGATTCGATCGTGGACGAGGCGCAGGAGGCACTGGCCGGGTACCTGAAGGTTCCCAACCCGGACGCGATGGACATGGGCGACATGGCTGAGATGAGCAAGGTCGCCCTCGACGTCCTGCGTTCCCGTGACCTGGAGATCCGCAAGGAACTTCAGCGGCGCGGCGAGTCGCCCTCGATGTCCTTCGCCGAACTGCTGCGCATCAGCGCCTAACCGCGCCCACATACCCCGGAAGCCGTCCGGCTGCCCGGTGAATCACCCTGCCCGCTTCGCGTGACTGCCTCCCGCGCCCCTTTGAGGGCCTGGGCGCTGGCCGCCTGTCGCTCACAGCAGGCCCCGCACGACCAACCCTCCAAGAAAGGCACGTCATCATGACAATTGACACCTTGATTGCGCAGGTTCGGGCCGGCATCGCCGCGAAGCTCGCACAACGCGCAACCCACCAGGCCAGCATCGAGACGGTACGCGCCGCGTGCCTGTCCGACGCCGGCCGCGACCCATCCGAGACCGAGGCGACTTCGGTTCGCTCCGCACAGGAGTCCATCGTCACCCTCGACGCCGACGTTGCCCAACTCCAGGCGACCCTGACCGAGTACGAGACTGAGAAGTCTCGCGACGAGGCCGCTGACCGGCTCGCGCGTGAGTTCGTTCCCGCAGCGAAGGCCCCGGTCTACGGCCAGAACGCTCGCACCGGTGACGAGCCGCGGACGTACACCGCGCGCACCGACGCGAAGGGTGTGTCGTTCTTCCGCGACGCGTACCTGTCGGAGTTCAAGCAGAACCGTGGCGCGCGGGAACGTCTCGAGCGGCATGGGACCGAGGTCATCGCTCACAGTGAGATGTCCGAGCGTGCGACCACGACAGGGTCGTTCGCTGGACTGGTTGTGCCGCAGTACCTCGTCGATCAGGCTGCGCTTCTGCAGCGGGCCGGGCGTCCGTTCGCGAACACCTGCCAGTCGCTGCAGATCCCCGAGCAGGGCACTCAGTTCCAGATCCCACGTGGCACGACGGGCGCTTCGGCTGCCGTTCAGGCCGCTGAGAACACGTCAGTGTCCTCTACCGATGAGGTGTGGGCGAACGTGACGGTGAACGTTGCGACCGTCGCCGGGCAGCAGGACGTGTCCCGGCAGTCGATCGAGCGTGGCACGCCTGGCATCGACTCCCTGATCTACCTCGACCTCGCCGGCGCATACGGCGTGGCCGTGGATGTCCAGTGCTTGTCGGGTTCGGGTTCCGCGGGTCAGGTCCTTGGCGCGCTCAACACTGCGGGTGTGAACCAGGCGACTGCGTTCGCTGCCGCGGCGACGCCGACGACGTTCTACTCCAAGACCGCCGGTCAGCTCAACGCTGTGTCAACGACCCGATTCCTGGCGCCGACCGTGATCGCGATGCATCCACGCAGGTGGTACTGGATGGTTGGTCAGGTTGACACCCAGAACCGTCCGCTGGTTGTGCCGTCCACGAACGGGCCGTTCAACGCCTTCGCGGTGCAGGACGGCGCCCCCGCTGACATCGGCGGGAAGCAGGCTGTCGGTTGGATGCAGGGTCTGCCTGTCGTCCTCGACGCTTCCATCCCTGTCGCGGCGGGCACCGGCCCCGAGGATCAGGTTCTGGTCTACCGCAACACCGACCTCCTGCTTTGGGAGGACGGCGACGGGATGCCCAAGGAGCTGCGCTTCGAGCAGACCCTTGGCAACCAGCTCACGGTCAAGCTCGTCGTGTACGGCTACATCGCGTTCACCGCTGGCCGCTACCCCACCGCTGTCGGCATCGTCGGCGGCAACTCCGCACTGAACTTCGGGCTCGTCGCCCCGACGTTCTAATCGCCCCGACGTTCTAAGGAGATCCAAATGGCATCATCCGATCTGCACAACAAGGACGGGATCGAGTACCCGACCCACACGACGAGCCACAACCAGGTCGTCGCGGTCACGGTTGCGGACCCGTCCGGCGAGGTCATGGACAACTACGTCCAACTGAAGAACGAGCGCGACGTGTCCTGGGATCAGGTCGCGTCCGGCGTGTCGGTGCAGGACCCTGCACTGGCTGACTACCTGCGGGCGAACGGTGCCGCGCATGAGAAGGCTGCTAAGGACGCCGCGACTGGCGACCGGAAGCTGCTGACTGAGTTGGCGGTGAACCCGCTCTCCACGAAGGAGGAGCGGGACGCGGTCGCTGCGGGTGTTCCGTTCCCGGCGCCTGAGGTCGCGTCGCCGGACAAGAAGAAGTAACCCGTACATGGCAGGGGGCTGCCGCTGAAGACAGTCCCCTGCCATGTTGGTTTCCTCATCCTGAAGG